AAGGGGAAGCAATAGGTTTTTCTCGGGCTAAAAAGAAAGCCTCTCTCTTGACCATTCTTTACCCCACTTTGTCACTGAAGGAAATTGCTAAGGAAGCGGGAACCACGGAAGGCGTCCTCAGGGTCTGGAGAACTCAGGAAGAGTTTAAAGCAGCGTCTGAAAAGGCATGTCGAGATTTTGGTGATATGCTTGCAAACACGATCGACATCATCATCCGGAGACAAGTCATCGATCGATTCAGGCGGTCATCTCACGGCATTATATGTAAAACCTACGATGATCGAGACGCGGAGGATGGCGACGATGAAGGCGTGATTCAAATTCTAAAATCAAAACAAAAAGAGAATGCCGCGGCCATCAAGGCACTGTCGAATAAGTTTAAGAAACACCGGATCGCAGTTATTGACGATTCGGAAGAGCTTTTTAAACGGCCCAATTTTGAGGCGTATTTTAAATATCCTGATGCTAAGAAATTCCTTTTAGATGAGACCAATTTTGACCCCAACGATCTTCCGTACGCCTTTGCCTCATTGATCCCATTCTATAACCGTCTTGTATTGTCTCCTTTCATTAATCTGTGCAGTGCCATGGTCCGCTCGGGAGTAGTAGAATACGTCGCTTTGCCTCTCTTCGGCATGAAGGCCGAAATCAAAAATAGGCGAGAATTACAGAAGTGGAGAGATAATTTTACAGAAGTCGGATTGACGAAGGAGCGCGTGGTTGAGAGCTTGATCGATGATCTTACGGATCCTTGTCTTCAGGAACTTAGAGAAAAAAACGAGGATGCGTTCAATAAATTAATTCAAAGGTATAAGGATTTGCTCATTAGGATGATCGGGGAGGAATAATTTTTTTAACGACATCATTAACATATAAAACCATGTGTTAATCTATTTAGGAGAAGGTGACCGAATGAGCGACACTGTAATTTTCCATAGAAGCGGGTTCATGGAAATTAGGACACAGGGCACACTGAGACCACAGGAAGAGATCACGGTACAAAGTGGTCTTTCGTCCCTGAGTCCTTGACCAACGTGAATGGGCGCAAGACGCGGGAAGTAGAAAGAATTCACACTCACATGCTCAAGTCACGGTTAAGGGAGGTCAAGTTGAGTAAACCCATCAAACACAGTAAGGCTCTCAGGAGTCAAGTCCCGCGAGATCCGTCCCCACTCATACTTTACCTGGCTAAATCAGACCTTAACCAACTTTACGGAAACACCCCATTGAATGGCGACCTGGAATCAGCAAGGCAGTACGCTCAGTTCTTGTTCGCATTATTTCCGAGAAGCGTGATTGAGCGGGTGCTTTCGAAAGCTGAGGCCTTTGAATCCTGCCAAGATGATCAGTATCCGCACGCACAGATTACCAAACACCCAGGGGGGATGGTTGAGATCCGAGCAGGCCAGGAGACCTTAGTCCTAACGGAGTCCGAATATCTCGCTGCACGGCGCCGGGGTGAATCTGTGATCCGGAACAGGGCACTGAATAGGATGAGGATAATTCGCGAAGATCACCAAGACATTTGCTCCAGACAAAATGACCGAGGCGATCAGGGATAAGAACAATGACTGAAAAGCGGATCGAGCAGCTTGCAGATTTTTTCTATTCGTCAAACAGCAGTAAAGATATTCCATTAAGGATATCCTGCAGCACCGGCCGATATACCGGGATTGATCTTGATCGAGAAGAGTTTATTTCTCTTTTCATCATCCTAAATCAAAGTGAAGATCTCAAAAAAGACCTGACAGACTTCCTGGAGCGACACCATGAATAATAAAAATCCAGGATGGGTCAAGTTGTGGCGCGATCAATTTACCCACGAAATATCAGGACGAAAACCATGGTGTGATGGTTACGCTTGGTCATATCTTTATTCACGCGCTAATTATAGGCCAGCGATCGTCAATTTTAGAAATCAATATATTCACGCTGAACGAGGTCAGTTCGTCACATCTGAATTAAAATTAAGTAAGATTTTTGGGTGGTCTCGCCGGCGAACGAAGTCTTTTCTAACTTCGCTTGAAATAGGGGGTATGTGTGACATTAAACGGAGCAATAGATTTGTTGTTATAACCATCCGCAATTATGACAAATTCCAGTCAACGGAAGATGAAAATGCTACAACAGACGTTACAACAGGTGGACAACAGGAGCACATAGATAAGAATATATATAAAGATAAGAATATATATATGTCCAATTCGGACTTCAATCTTTTCTATCAATCCTATCCAAAACACGAGGCAAAAAAGAAGGCACTCAATGCCTGGTTAAAGATCAGATCAGAAAACGGCCTATTAAATACCATTCTCTTAGCCGTAGAAAAACAGAAACAACACAAAAACCATCTGAAGTCAAAAGGTGAATTCTGTCCCGAATGGCCCCTACCCGCTACCTGGTTAAATGGCGAACGGTGGAAAGATGAGATCCCGGATGTGAGAACAGAATCTCAAGACAAAAGACCTGATTCATCCTGTCCACGTTGTAAGGCGCAAATTCCCCCGCAAGACAGGACCGTAGAAGGATGCATCCATTGTGAAAATAAAATTGAAAACGGTGAGAAGACTCCCAAGAAAATAGCCATAAGGTGGTGACAGCTTGAAAGAGATTGATATTTCCCTACATCGGGTACCACCTCAAAACATTGAAGCGGAAGCCGCTGTCTTGGGCGGTGTCCTACTCGATAACGAGGTCTTGAATGAATGCCTTTCAATTATCGAGGTTGACGATTTTTACAGAGAAAGCAATCGCAAAATATTCTGGGCACTGTGCTCGATCGCCGATTCAGGAGGGCCCGTTGACCCCGTAATTCTCTCAAACTTTCTCAAGGAGCGTGGGGATCTTGAAAAGGTCGGCGGGGCCTCATATATCTCAGAGCTTCAAGACAATTCAATATCGAGCGCGAACATCGAGCATTACTGCCGGATTGTAAAAAGCAAATCCACCTTGCGAAAGATAATTGCCGCAAGTTCTGAGACATTGGCTGCAGCTTATTCAGCGAACGGCGCCACACCGGAGGTAGTCCTTGACGATGCACAGCGAGCCCTAATGGAAATTTCCATTGAACAAAAAAGAAATGACGTCCGGGGATCGTGGGAAATTTGCAAAAGCACAATAAAGGTAATTGAAGCCCGCCATGAAGCAAACAGTTTAGTGACGGGACTTTCGACGGGTTTTCGTGATCTTGATAATTGGACTTCAGGGCTCCAGGACTCGGAGCTCGTTATTATAGCTGGAAGGCCGGGCATGGGCAAAACCGCCTTTGCCACGAACGTCGCGGAAAATATCGTTCTCTCCGGCAGCCCCGTCGTGATCTTCTCTCTGGAAATGTCCAGCGAAGGCCTTATGACGCGCATTTTGTCGTCGCGCACCGGCATTGATTCTCGACGGCTCCGGCGCGGCTCGATCTCAGCAGGTGATTGGCCGCGTCTTGTCCAGGCCGTGGATCAGGTCAGCAGGGTCCCTCTATTCATTGACGACTCGTCAACCTTAACCCCCATACAATTGAAATCCAGGGCACGGCGATTGAAGATAGAGCATGGACTGAAGCTCATCATAGTTGACTATCTACAATTGATGACCGTAGCGGGAAGGCACGAGACACGCGAAAGAGAGATCGCGGAAATAAGCCGCTCATTGAAGGCGCTCGCCAAGGAGTTACGAATCCCCGTTGTTGTTCTGTCTCAATTAAACCGGCAAGTGGACAGCCGCCCTTCCCGGCGTCCGGGCCTGGCGGATCTCCGCGAGTCCGGCGCAATCGAGCAAGACGCGGATGTGATCATGTTTCTCTATCGTGATGAAGTCTATAACCAGTCAGAGGATAATCCCGAGCGCCGTCTCGCAGAGGTTATCATCGGGAAGCAGCGTAACGGGCCGGTAGGAAAGATCAAGATGAGATTCGAGGCGGAGAGAACGCGGTTTTACGATCTGGAAGAGGATCGGGGATATAGGTAAAAAGGATTAAAATCGAGTGACAAAGGCGTTACATGGCAGAGGAAACCCGCACAGACAAAGGATTACGGAAGGAAGCACGGATTGCCAATCCAATTCCTAAACGTCTATTCAATCTACGGGAGGCAGCTCAATACCTGGGTCGGCCTGTGAGTGGTGTCCGTACTTTGATTTGGAGCGGGAAGCTCCCCTTCTTGCAGGAAGGCAGGAAGCAATACATCGACATAAAGGACATAGATTCTTTCATCGAGAGATGCAAGACCACAATGGTTTGAAGAAGGAAGATCGCATGGGTAACGGAAAGATAGACCCGGTCAAACTGTCTCAGTTGCTTCAATCCAGAAAATCTCAGCGGGAGTGCGCTGACTATTTTGGCGTGACAGAGGGGGCCATCAGTAAGAGGAAGAAGGAACTGAACATCTCCGTCGTCAAAAATGTTGCGCTCGAAACAGGACACCTGGTCGTTTCTAAACACCTCGATACTCTTGACCAGCTACAGAAGATCAATGGCAACGCAAACGAATTGTTGGATTTATTGATGCGCTGGAACCGCGGCGATAAAGAAGCCCTGCAGATCCTCGAATCCCAGGTGAGAAAGGTTCGGGTCCGAGGGTCAGAAGAGGAAGTTACAGAATACAAATTCAAAGATCCCCGCGAGCTCGCGCTCAAGGCCATGGCCGAGATTCGGGGGCAGTTGAATCTTCAACTGGATATTTTCAAGACATTGTATGACGTCCAGGCTGTGGCAGATTTTCAGCGGGAAGTATTAACAGCGATAGGAGAGGAAAGCATTGAGACCAGAGACAAGATCATCAGGCGTCTCAAAGAAAGTCGAGCTCTTCGACAATCTGTTGAGCTCCATTGATCTTCAATTCGGAAGCGAAACTGCGAGCTTTGAGTCCTACCAGGACGATCCAGTAGGGTTCTGTGAGGATCAGTTCGGCGAGCAGTACACGGACGACGTGAAGGCCATGATGGAATCTGTCCGTGATTACCCGGTTACGATTGCGAAGTCGGCAAACGCCGTGGGAAAAAGCCACGGTGCGGGCCGGGTAGCAGCCTGGTTTATTAAATGCTTCCACGACGCCCAGGTCTATACCGCCGCCGCTCCTCCTGAAGACAACCTGAAGAAAATCCTCTGGGGCGAGATCGGGTCCCTCGTCAGTAAACATCCAAAGCTTTTCGGAGAATTCAAGCAGAACGTCTTACACTTGGAACGCAATCCAAAGTCATTTTTAACCGGCGTTACAATCCCCCAGGCCGGCGATGATGCGATCAAGCAGGCTAAATTTAGCGGCAAGCATGCGCCACACATCCTGTTTATTTTCGATGAAGGCGACGCTATTCCGGATTCTGCTTACAAAGGCGCTGAGTCCTGTATGTCCGGGGGTCATTTCCGCATGTTGGTCATGTTCAATCCCCGGGCTGAGGCTGGGCCTGTCTATCGCATGGAGCGCGACGGCTTGGCACATGTCGTCAATCTTTCTGCCTTCAATCATCCCAATGTGATTACTGGCGAGAGCGTGATCCCCGGAGCCGTCGACCGGGAAACGACCGTACGCAGACTTAACCAGTGGTGCCGGCGAATGGCTGAGAACGAGCCCAGAGACGCGGGCTGCTTCGAATTACCATCTTTCCTTGAGGGCTCGGTTGCTAAGGACCAGAAGGGCAGACCTTTCCCGCCGCTGCAGCCCGGCTTTTATAAGATCACGAATCCGGCGTTTTCGTACATGGTTGTCGGCAAGTACCCGGCCCAGGGCGTCAATCAGTTAATCTCACGCGAGTGGACAACAGCAGCCCGGGCCCGCTGGGATCTGTACGTCTCGAAGTTCGGGGAAGTACCCCCCAGGGATGTTGCCGGCATCATGGGCTTGGACTGTGCGGAAATGGGGAATGATTTGAATAAGTGCTGTTTCCGGTATGGCGGATATGTCGAGAGACTCATCGGCTGGGGCGGTGTGGATATGATCGAAACCGGTGATAAGGCAAGCGTGGAATACCACAAGCGGACATTGCGGGCCTGTAGTGTAGACGGCAACGGCGTTGG